CTTGACGAAATGGAAGATAAGTTGAACGAAGAAGTTGCTAACAACATCACAGCTCAACAAGATATCGAAGAACTTCAACGAGAAAAAATTATCAGCGAAGCGTCGAAAGACCTAGCTGATACTCAGGTTGAGAAGCTAAAAGCTTTATCAGAAGATATTGATTTTGAAGATCAAGAAACATTCGTAGAGAAAGTTTCTACTCTTAAAGAATCATACTTCGGAGAAGGTAAAGTTGAAGCTGTCTCAGACGATAGCGCTGTAGTAAGTGACGACGCTGATTTTTCTGGAGCGGGCGATGTAGCTCAACCAGTTTCTGAAAGCATGAGTCAATACACTGCGGCTTTAACCAAGTTTGCTAACTTAGACAAGTAAGTAAACTTTAATTAGGGGACAAAACAAAATGTTTATGTCAGAAAACTTACAAGAAAAATGGCAGCCAGTTCTAGAGCATGCTGATCTTCCTAAGATCGAAGACTCTTACAAAAGAGCTGTAACTTCCGTTATTCTTGAAAACCAAGAAAGAGCTATTCAAGAAGAAAGAGGGCAGGTTGATGAAGCCCTTGGAGCTGGTACTGGTACTGTTGCAGGCGCCGTAGGTGGTGTTACAGCAACAGCTGCTAACTGGGATCCAATTCTTATTTCTTTAGTTCGTAGAGCAATGCCTAACTTGGTAGCATACGACATCTGTGGCGTTCAACCAATGACAGGACCTACTGGTCTTATCTTTGCGATGAAAGCAAGATATGTTGACAGCACAACAGCTGTTGACAGAACTGAAGCTATGTTCAATGAAGCCGATACAGACTTCGGTGGAGCTGGTACTCATGCGGGTGCAGATCCATTTGAATCTGGTTCAGCTAACACAGCTATTCAGTCAGCGTATACTACAGGTACTGGTGCCGCTACAGCGACTGCAGAAATTGATTCTACAATTCCTGAAATGTCTTTCACAATTCAGAAAGCTACAGTTACAGCTAAAAGCAGAGCGCTAAAAGCTGAGTACACTATAGAACTCGCACAAGACCTTAAAGCAATTCACGGCCTTGATGCAGAAACAGAATTAGCAAACATTCTATCTGGTGAAATCCTAGCGGAAATCAACAGAGAAGTTGTTAGAACTGTTAACTCACAAGCTAAGATCGAAGGTCTTGCTTCAGAAAGTAACCTAACAGGTACTTCTGTAAACGGACAATTTAACCTAGATGTTGATTCATCTGGTAGATGGTCAGTTGAAAAATTCAAAGGTCTTATGTACCACATTGAAAGAAACGCTAATGTGATCGCTAGACAAACACGAAGAGGTAAAGGTAACTTTATTCTTTGTTCTAGTGATGTAGCATCTGCACTTGCAATGGCTGGTGTATTAGACTACGCTCCAGCATTGTCTACTGATTTATCAGTTGATGACACTGGAAACACTTTCGCTGGTGTTCTTAACGGCAGCCTCAAAGTGTATATCGATCCATACTACGCAAGTGCGTCTCAAAGACCTACAGGCGTAAGTGCTGGTGAAGGATATTGTACAGTTGGTTACAGAGGAACTAATCCTTTCGACGCTGGACTGTTCTATTGTCCTTATGTACCATTACAAATGGTTCGTGCAGTTGGTGAAGATACTTTCCAACCAAAAATCGGATTCAAAACTAGATACGGCATGGTTTCAAACCCATTCGTAGGTTCTACTCCGGCTGATGGCTTGGCGGCTACTTCAACTAACTCTTACTACAGATCATTCGAAGTATTGAATCTTCTATAAGTAAGACTTCTAAATCATAGGCGCGTGGATCAATCCACTACGATACGATTTCAAAGAGCCCTTCGGGGCTCTTTTTTTTGTCTAAACTAATTGTATGTTATAAATATACTATGTGAAAGAAAAAACTATCTCCGATATTATCAATGGTCGTTGGAACTGGTATGGTCTTGGAGATGAACCTGAGGAAGAAATGATACAATTTGATGAGATGATCCACACATACCAAAGTGAAAACAGAAAGGCCGAAGTCGGAGTTAAAAATGGTTCTTTTGGTATTAGAATGTGGAAAGATAATATATTTCAAAAAGACGAACTATACGAAGGACATAGTGAAGAATATGCTGAGAGTGCTGCAGAAAACTATGTCTTAGGGGTAAAAAATGGCTAAAGCTAACTGGACTGCTAATCAACCGACTAATCTAAATTATCTATCACCTGTTAATTTTGATCTATCGATCAATAAATTACCTAAGACTAGATATTTCTGTACAGCAATCAATATACCTACAATCAACATGAGTGAAACTACACATGATACAACTTTAGCTATTCAGTCTCACTTACCTGGTGATAAAATTACATTCGATCCATTAAATGTAAAATTTGTAGTTGATGAAGATATGACTAACTACAAAGAAATATTTAATTGGATTATGGCATTAGGTCCAGGTTATGATACAGATGATTATGTAGCATTAGTTGAAGCTACTAAGACTGGTACAAATAAATTCAGTAATGCTAAATATGAAAATATGTACTCAGATGCTTTGTTAATCGTAAATACATCATCTAATAATGCTAATGTTGAATTTCAGTTTGAAGACTGTTTTCCAACTAGTTTAGGCACTATTGATTTTACTACTGATACTCAAGGTGTAGAATATGCTGTATGTGATTTAACAATGAAATTTACAAGATTTACTGTAAGTACGGCGACTTAATTGACATATCAGCGAAAGCTGTTATAATTATAGTATGAACTTAAAAAACATTCAAGATATGTGGAAAGAAGATTCGGTTATTGACGATATCGAACTTGATGCTTCTTCTCTACAAGTACCTAGATTACACGCTAAATATACAGAACTTCTCTCTAATAAGAAGTTAGAACTCATTCGGCACGAAAGAATGATGAAAGAACTGAATAAAGATAAATGGTTGTGGTATACAGGTAAAATGTCTAAAGAAGATATAGAAGATCATAATTGGGATTATGATCCATTCGGTGGTTTAACAGTTCTAAAGTCAGACTATGATAAGTTTACTGGTGCCGACAAAGACATACAAGATTTAAATGAAAAAATAGAATATCTTAGAGTAACAGTAGATTATTTACAAGATGTAGTCTCTCAAATAACTTGGAGACATCAAACAATAAAGAATATTATAGAATGGCGGAAATTCATGGCAGGCTCGTAGTAGCCAAGACAGACGAAGTATATCTTACAGTCTCAACCTCAGATTCAATCAGAAAAGAACTTTCAGAATTCTTTAAGTTCAAAGTACCTGGTGCTGAATTCATACCAGCTGTTCGTAAAAGATTTTGGGATGGATATATTCGTCTATTCAATCTTAATACAAATAAAATCTATCTAGGTTTATATGACTATCTAAAAGAGTTTTGTGAAGAAAGAAATTATTCTATAGAAGGATATGAGAAAGATACAGATATTTTCACAATAGACAGATTTCAAGAGATAGTAAAAGACATACCATTAGAACTCAGAGATTATCAAAAAGAAGCTGTAGCGTTCGCTGCACATAATCAAAAATGTATATTAGTATCTCCGACTGCATCAGGTAAGTCGTTAATGATATACAGTTTAATTCGATATAACTTTTTAAAGAAAAACAAAAAAGCTCTAGTGATAGTACCAACAACTTCACTTGTAGAACAAATGGCTAAAGATTTTAGAGACTATGGTTTCAAAGGTGATATAGCTAAAATATATGGTGGTGATAAAGGTGCAGACGCTCCGATTGTAGTCACAACTTGGCAGTCAATGATGAGAATGCCTAAGGGATTTGGTAATGAATTTGGTATGGTTATTGGTGATGAAGCTCATTTATTCGCTGCTAAATCATTAACAAAAATTATGGAATCATTGACAGATGTTAAATACAAAATTGGTACTACAGGTACATTACAAGAAACAAAAACACATAAATTACAGTTAGAAGGTATGTTCGGTCCAGCGTATTTTGTTACAACATCAAAAGAGTTGATGGACGAAGGTACATTGGCTAATCTTAAAATCAAATGTTTAGTATTGTCATATTCTGATAATGAAAGAAAATTAGTTAGTAAAATGTCATATCAAGAAGAAATGGATTGGATAGTCAGAAATGAGACAAGAAATAACTTTATATATAACTTAGTCGGAGATATGAAGGGTAATACATTAGTATTATTTCAATATGTTGAAAAACATGGAAGACCTTTATATGATAAGATTGATAAATTAGATAGAAAAACTTTTTTCGTATTCGGAGGCACCGATGCCATAGATAGAGAAAAAGTTCGAGAGATAGTAGAAAAGGAGAAAGACGCCATCATTGTAGCATCGTTTGGTACATTCAGTACGGGTATCAACATCAAACGATTACACAATATTATCTTTGCTTCACCAAGTAAATCTAGAATTAGAAATTTACAAAGTATTGGTAGAGGATTAAGAAAATCTACTGATAAAAGTGAAGTAGATTTGTATGATATAGCAGATGATCTTTCATGGAAGAAAAACATGAATTATACTCTAAATCACTTCTCAGAACGAATAAATATCTATAGTACCGAAAATTTCGATTACGAAATTCATTCAGTAAGGATACCCGAAAATGATAGACTCAAATAACACCAAATATCAATACATTAGATTTAAAGATGGAAAAGAAATCTTCGCAATGGTGAGTGAAAGTGAATTCGATAATAAGTTACAACTACATTTACCTATGAATATATTAACAAAAGCTTCTGAACTTGGTAGTGGTATTGTCATGCATTTAGGGCCTATGATCCCTTTCACTTTAGATGATACTGTAGTAGTAGAATTAGATACTATTCAAGCTAGATCATCTATATCAGATCAATACATATCATTTTATGATGAAGCTTGTACGGCTTGGCTAGATTTAAGAGAAAGTGATCAACTTGAAGTAAGAAGTACCTCAGAAGAAATTAAAAAAAGACAAGAAACTGTAAAACAGTTGATAGAAGATAGATTACAAAGAGAATTTGAAAATATATTTGATGAATATGAAGAATTCGAAGATGAAAGATTCACTTTACCCAATAAAAAAGATACAATACATTGATCTCTTTATATAGATATACTATCCTTTCCGACAAGTACACTTTATTTTACTATGAGAATGCGAATCGGTCAACAACTAAATAGTAAAAAAGGTAAAAAAATATGAGTGAGTGTCCAAAAGATTTAGTCTGTTTTACAGAAGATGAGTGGATAGACTTTATTAATGAATATGAATTAGAAATCTTAGATGATATTGGTAGTATGCCCGTTTCACAAACAAGTGATGCGGCAGAGATAGCTAATTTTACTTGGCAAGTTCTATTCTTATCACCTTGGGAGTTAGCATACATAGCTTTACCAATGAGTGTATTAGCATTCTATGGATTATCAATTTACGCAGTGTTTAAGTACATTCAGAAAAGATTTACACCTTGACATAGGAGAATATGCAAGTATAATAGATATATGACTAGAGAAAAGAGACAAACCAAAGCATCTGTTCATTATGTTAATAATAAAGAATTTACAGCTGCTATTATTAAACATAATCATGCATGTAGAAAAGCTGAGAAAAAGGGTGTAGATAAACCAAGAGTTTCAGAATACATTGGAGAATGTATCTATAAGATCGCTACACGATTATCTACTAAACCTAACTTTATCAATTATTCTTATCGTGATGAAATGATATGTGATGGTATTGAAAACTGTTTACAGTATATTGAGAACTTTAATGAAGAAAAGTCTCAAAACGCTTTCGCTTATGTTACACAAATTATTTACTTCGCGTTTCTTAGAAGAATACACAAAGAGAAAAAACAAGCCGCGATCAAACAAAGAAGTATAGAACAAGCTGGTGTTTTATTTGATACATTAGATACATTAGATGGTGATACTAAAGGTATGACTAACTCTTATGTTGATTTCTTACAAGAAAATATGAATCCAATAAATTATACTCCTCGAGGGTCTAAAAAAACTAAAGATTAATACATTATGAAAATAGCTTTGCTGAACGACACGCATTGTGGTGTTCGTAACAACAACCAAATGTTTGCAGAGTATCAAGGTAGATTTTACAAAGAAGTCTTCTTCCCATACTTAGACGAACACAATATCAAAACAATAATACATCTTGGCGATTACTTTGATCGAAGACGAGATGTGAACTTCTATTCATTACATAAGAACTATGAACACTTCATAGAACCTATGAGAGAAAGAGATATCACTATGGACTTAATTGTTGGTAATCATGATATCTATTTTAAATCTACAAATGAATTGAACAGTCCAGACTATCTTTTGAATTTCGATAATGTCAATGTATACAAAGATCCAATAACTAAAAATTATGATGGATTAGATATAGCTTTGTTACCTTGGATAAATTCTGAAAACGAAGAAGAATGTCATGAATTTTTACAATTAACAAAAGCACCTTTTGTGATGTCTCATTTAGAAGTAAATGGTGGTATGATGTCACCTGGACATTATCACGGTGGTGGAACACCTCAATCTTGGTTTGAAAGATTCGAACAAGTATTCTCAGGTCATTTTCATCATAAATCACAATTAGGTAATATTAGATATTTTGGATCACAAATGGAGTTCACTTGGAATGACTTTGGTGATGAAAAATATTTTCATGTCTTTGATACAGAGACAAGAGAAATAGAGATGGTTAGAAACCCTCTCAAAATGTTTCATAAAGTATTTTATGATGATACAGACGAAACATTAATGACGATTAAAAAGAAAGATTTTAGTCAGTTAGAAAATACATTCGTAAAAGTTATTGTTACGAATAAAAATGAACCTTACTGGTTTGATGTGTTTATTGAAGAACTTGTCAAAGCTAACCCAGCTGATCTAAAAGTTGTAGAAGATCATAGTAATTTAGATGTTCTAGACGAAGATGAATTAGTTGGTGAAGCAGAAGATACATTAACAATACTTACAAAACATATCGACAGTTTAAATATAGATGGAGATAAGACAAAACTGGATGCATTAATGAGATCATTGTATACAGAGAGTCTTGATATTTTAGTATGATAAAAATAATACAATTAATAACAGGTGAAATGATAATTGCTGAGTTAAAAGATAATGAAATAGAGAATCCTTTATTCATTCATCAACAAGCAGTTGAAGGTCAAGGACCGAAAGTAAATCTTTATCCATATAATATTCTCGGAGAAGGTAATATTACACTTAATCCAGACAATATTGTGTGGACAGTTGATCCCGAACAACAATTACTGAATCAATACCAAGCAGCGTTTAGTTCAATTATAACACCACCAGAACCGAAAGTAGTATAATGGAACATAGAATGTGTTATGCCGGTGAATGGGTATGCGAGGGACATACTTTGACTTTTGAAATACATGATGATGATACAGTATCAATCAGAGAATATTATACTGTAAAAGG